CTTAAAGGACCTGTCGTCAGGGCTCGTCCGAGCCTCGCATGGCGCCAGGACCCGGACACCGGTTCGTACAGGGTCAAGGTCGAGCAGCAGTATCGCCTCGAGTGGGAGCGAGTCAGTCCGTTCGACATCTATCCCGCTCCGGACGCCACCAACATCGACGACGGCTATCTCATCGAGCGCCATCGCCTCACCCGCAGCGACCTTCAGGCCCTCAGGACTGTCGAGGGATACTCCCCCGAAGCCATCGACGGCGCGCTTGCCGAGTACCGCGACGGCTACCTCGAGGACATCAACGTGGACCAGACGAGGCGCACCATCGAGGGTAAAGCGGACGTCTCGAACGAGAACCCGTCCGGCCTGATCGAAGCGTTGCAGTTCTGGGGTCCCGTGCAGGGTCGGCTCCTCGTCGAGTGGGGCGTTCCTGAGAACGATCTCGGCGAAGGCTTCGACCCGCTTGACGAGTATCAGGTCGAGGCTTGGCTCGTCGGTCGCCACGTCATCAAGCTTCAGATGAACCCCGACCCGCTCAACCGCAAGCCGTACTACAAGACGAGCTGGGAGAACATCCCCGGGTCGTTCTGGGGCAACAGCATCCCCGACCTGTGCCGCGACGTGCAGCGCATATGCAACGCCGCCGCGAGGGCCCTGGTCAACAACATGGGCATCGCCTCAGGTCCCCAGGTCATGGTCAACGTGGACAATCTTCCCAAGGACGCCGCCGTCAGCGACATGTACCCGTGGAAGATCTGGCTCACGAGCAACGCCACTTCCGGCACGACCAACGGAGCCCCCGTTGCGTTCTTCCAGCCCGCCAGCAACGCCGGTGAACTCATGCAGATCTACAACAGGTTCGCCGAACTTGCCGACGAGCATACCGGCATCCCCCGCTACATGACGGGCAACTCGCCCGCCGGCGGAGCCGGGCGCACCGCATCTGGCATGAGCATGCTCATGAACAACGCCGGTAAGTCCATCAAAGCCGTTGTCGGCTCGGTCGACTCCATCATGAAACCGGCCATCGAGAGGCTTTACTTCTACAACATGCTCTACGCGGACGACCCCGACCTCAAGGGAGACGTCCATATCGTCGCTCGCGGCGCGATGAATCTCATTCAGAAGGAGACGCAGCAGCAGAGGCTCAACGAGTTCCTCGGCATCGCCTTGCAGAACCCGATGGTCAACCAGCTCGTCGGTCCCGAAGGCATCGCCTACCTCCTCCGTCAGGTCGTGGACAAGCTCGGGATCAACTCCGACAAGGTGGTGCCGTCGCCTGAGATCCTCAGGGTGCGTCAGTTCATCACGCAGAAACAGGCTGAGATGCTTGAAGCCCAGCAAGCCGCCTTGCAGGCCCAGCAGGCTCAGCCCCAGCAGGGAGGCCCCGAACAAGTGGCTCCCCCGCAGGGAACCCCTCCCGGCCAACAGCAGGCTCCCGAAAACATGACCGACCAGCGTCGGCTCATGAACGGTGAACCTCAGGTCAACACCAACGGAGTGATGTAATCGTATTGTGTAATACTACATCTACGTGCAATATGTTATAATGGGAGAAACAAATGGCAGACGTTTACGAAGCCAACCAGAAAAGACTCGCTGAGTGCGTTAAAAGGCTTAGGGAGATTCTGGGCAGGCCGGAGAACGAACCTTTCCGTTTGTATTTGGAGGGTCTTCTTGAGGACGTGAAGACACGGCTGTGCCGAGAGTCCGACTCACGTCAGATTTACCTTGACCAAGGTGAAGCTCAAGTTTTGATGACTCTTATTAAGGATTTGTATCCGAAAAACTAAGCATACCTATAAGGAGCTTTGAAAATGGGCGAAATGCCGACACAAGTCCAAAGGCAGGCCGAGGAGGCCGAGCGCTTAGCGAAACAGCTTGCTGGAGAACCCGAAGCGGAACCGCAAGAAGGAGCCGAAAGCTCTACGCAAGAAGGACAACCTAGCGGTCAACAGACCGAACCGTCTGAAGACTTTGAACAGAAGTACCGTACCCTTCAGGGGATGTTCAACGCCGAGACGAGCAAGATGCGCTCGCAGCTGGCGGACCGGGAAGAGGAGATCAAATCTCTGCAAGCCCAGTTGGCCGAAAGGCAGGCTGAACCTCAGGAGAAGGTCGAGTTCGGGACAGAAGACGACATTAACAATTTCGGTGCTGACTTTGTTGAGATGGTTGAGCGTGGTGTTAAAGCCCGCACTTCCGAACAGCAGCGAGAGATTGCCGAACTTAAGGCGCAGATCGCCAGTATGACGAACCGCGTCGAGAGGGTGGACCAGGATGCGAATGCGAGCCGTTTCCAGGCTTACATGAACGAACTGGACCAGTTGTACCCCGATTGGAGGCGTCTAAACAACGATTCCGGGTTCCTGGAATGGTTGAAAGAGACGGATGAGTTGTCTGGCATTGTCCGCAACGATCTGCTCCAGAAGTACAACAACGACATGAACGCCCGTCAGGTCGCCACGATCTTCAAGGCGTACGGCGCAGCTACTCCTCAGCAACCGAAGCAACCGACATTGGCAAACCAGGTTTCGCCGAGCCGTGGTCACCCCACAGCAGCGCCTAGCGGTAAGCCGGTGTACACGGAAGCCCAGGTCAAGGACTTCTATGACGCCGTTCGCAGACACTACTACACGGATGAGCAGGCAAACGCGATTGAAAAGGAAATTGAACTCGCCTATGCCGAAGGACGAATTGTTTCGTAGCTCCTTATGGCGGCGTAGGTGTAATTAGGAGTTATTATCATGGCTACGCTTTCTGCCGCCGAGACTTATCCGGTAAATAGCAATATTTGGGCCGCGTCCAACTATGTGGCCAAGCCCCTGACCCCTTATTCCGGAACCTTCATCCCGACCCTCTGGTCCGGGAAGCTCATGAAGAAGTTCTATGAGGAGTCGCTTTTTGGCGCTATCGCCAACACCGATTGGGAAGGCGAAATCCGCAACTACGGTGATACCGTCGTCATCAACACGGTTCCCGATGTCGTGGTTCGCGATTACTCTGCTGGTGCTCAGCTCCAGTATGACGTTCCCGAAGGTGAAACCTTCACGCTTACGATCGACCATGGCAAGTACTTTGCCATCAACATCGAAGACGTGATGAAGAAGCAGTCGCAGATTCCGTTCCAGGATCTCGTTGCCAAGGAAGCCGCTTATCAGATGAAGATGGCCATCGACTACGATGTCATCTATGGTGTCTTCTTCGATAAGACCACGGGTACCTTCAAGACCAACGCCAAGGGTGCCGGCGCTCTCGCTCCGGAAAACTATGGCGCTGGTGCCGGTGCCGTTTCCAGTGCTTACGATCTTGGTACTGATACCGATCCGGTTGCGCTGACTTCTTCCAACATTCTGAGCTACATCACGATGCTCTCGTCCGTGCTTGACGAAGCCAACGTGCCCGAAGACGGCCGTTATCTCGTCATCAGCCCGTATGACCGCTATCTGCTCATGAACTCCAATTTGGCTGCCGCCAATCTCATGGGTGATGCTCAGTCCACTCTCCGTAACGGTCGCATCGGTCGTATCGATCGCTTCGACATCTATGTCTCGCACTCCATCCCCGTTGGCGCCGCCAACAAGGGCTGGGGCAAGAGCTCCAGTGTCACGATCGCCGGTGCTGCTCCGCGCCACCTCATCTGGGCCGGTACCAAAGCTGGTATCACGTTCGCGTCGCAGATCACGAAGGTTGAACGCCTCCGCAATCCGACGTCGTTCGGCGATCTCATGCGCGGCCTGAACGTCTACGGCTTCACGGTCAGCCAGGGCCAGGCTCTCGCCTGCCTCGTTGCCGCCGATGCCGATGCGTCTGGCGCCGAAAGCTCCTAACCGAAGCGTCCATAGGGGGGCCGAAAGCCCCCCTGGGAGAGAAGAATGACGACTGTAAGTGACCTCATTACGAGGTGCTCCGTTACGCTGAAGGATCCCGAGAACGTCCGTTGGACGGTTCCGGAGCTCGTTTCGTATGCTGACGAAGCACAAAAAGAGCTGGCCAGACTTCCCGGCGCTTACGTTAAGACTGTTGTCTTGACGCTTGAAGCCGGTACCAAGCAGGCCCTTCCCTCAGACACGTTCCTTTTGGTTTCTGCCGTTAGGAACTGGGACACCGAGAATGACGGTCCCTTACAGCCCATTCGAATCACCACCAGGGGTATCCTGGATTCAGTCGACCCTATGTGGCATATGGAAAGACAGAAGCCATATGTCGAAAACTATGTTTATGACGACAGATCTCGCAAAGAGTTCTTCGTCTACCCGCCCAACGACGGTACGGGTGCAATCGAGATTCAATATTCTGCTGTTCCCGCCACTTTGACTTCCGCACAGGATGAGATTGTTCTCGGTGAGGAATACGTCCTCCCGATGATTTTCTACATCCTGTTCAGGGCCTACAACAAGGACAGCGATTACTCTGGCGGCTTCGGTCTTGCCCAGAGTTACTACCAGTCTTATGTCCAGACGAGCCAGATGGCCGCTCAAGCCGTCGGTTCCAATACGCCTAACGCCTCGCTTGTAAAGGGGCCTTTCAAGCCTAATGGAGGCAACGAATGAAAGAGTTTGTCAGCCTCGAAGAGTTTCTCCCTTATGTGGCCCCGTATGCGGAGCACTGCCCCAACATCGTTGCCAGGCGTGCCATTCGCGACACGCTGATCGAGATCGCTCAGCGCACCGGGTCCACCACGCACAGGTTCACCATGGAGACTGTGGCCGGGCAGAACAAGTATGAGATCGAGCTCCCGCATGGATATCAGGTTGAGTCCGTGGAGAGCGTCTTTGTCGGCGATTCCCAGCTCAAGCCGACCAACAGGGAGGAGCTCTCTCAGCTCCATCCTGGCTTCGCCTGGGACTCCATCCCCGGTACTCCCGCCTACTATATGAGCACCGACGATCCCAACAACCTTCTTATCGTTCCCGCACCTAAGGAAGACGGTCAGACGATCAAGTGCGAGGCTAAGTTCCGTTTCAGTCGCAACGCCGAGCTCTTCCCCATGGTCTACTACGAACGCTACGTCGAGATTGTCGCCGCCGGCGCGTTGTTCAGGATCCTGTCTATGTCAGGACAGAGCTTCAGCGATGTAGCCATGGCCGCTAACTGGCAGCAGATCTATGTCAACGGCATCTCTGAAATCCGAATCGACACTTTGCGCGACTACACCCGCGAAGCCGGGCATGTCTTCTACAGGAGCATCTTATGAGTGTCTTGTGCACCAACAACGCTTCCAGCGAACTTTTGACGAGCATCACCGAGCTCGACACCACTATTTCGCTGACGGCCAATACCGGAAGCCTTTTCCCCTCCCCTGTCACTGATACCGACTGGTTCTACGCGACCATTCAGGATTCTTCCGG